TGGAAAACATCAAATGGTGTGTATCAAGATTTTTTGTACCAGCTTGGATTTTACAGAATTTTGTGGAACGAAAACTACCCCGATAATCCCTTGACCGGCGGATCGCATTTATGCCGTTTCTCAAAAGAGAATGGTGACTTCGCCCACTACTATTTCCCCAATTTAGACGAGGCAGAGAGGGCGGCGGTTTTAATGGTAGAGTTGTATAATATCGACAAACAATTAAAAAAACGGTGTTAATTAATGTTAGCCTTGACTATAAAACAACAGAATGATATAATAAGGATAACGACTAATAAAAGGAGTTATTCTATGAAAAAAGTGAACGTTCCAGAAGCAGTAAAACTTTATAAGTCTGGGCTATCGTTGGGCGAAGTGGGAAGGATTTTGGGACACCATCATTCAGTAATAAAATACCACATTATACGAAACGGGATTGAGATTAGGGAACAAAAAGAAGCACAGAGAAAACCCATTGATTCTTCTGGAATAGCCAATATGTATCTCGATGGAATGTCTGCTAATGAAATAGCCAAGACCTTCGGCGTTACGTATCAATGTATTTATGACCGACTGGCAGAGGAAGGGATAAAGACAAGAAATAGGCGTGAGCAAATAAAGTCCATGATACAACGGGGAACATACAACGTAAGGAAGGGGGAAACACATAAAAACTGGAAGGGAGGGAAAACTCAAAGTGGTGGATACACCTTATTGATGGTTGACCGTCATAAATACAAACCAGAGCATAGAATTGTATGGGAACAACACAATGGGCCACTTCCAAAAAATTGGGTAGTTCATCATTTAAACGGAAACAAGAGTGATAATAGAATAGAAAATTTAGCGGGTATGCCACGCAAGATTCATTCCCCTAAATCAATAGTGGAACCCTACAAAAAAAGAATCCAAGAGTTAGAAGCAATTTTAAATAAAAACTTAAAAAAGAGGGTTTAACACATGACCGCCTATCGCTTCTACTATTACGAAACCAAAGAAAAGCAATGTGTAATTTATGCTCAATCCTACTGGCACGCTGTGTATGAGTTTGGGACAAGGGTTAAGGCATGGAGAGTGGAGAGGGTAGAATGAACCTAAGCAAATGCGCGCCATGTACCGGTTGTTGGGACAATAAGGGAGAAATGTATTGTCGATATGAAATGGAACCAGAAACTTGCGAGGGGCCAGGAAACGGATACCGATCTTTTTTAGAAAGCAAGGCGCAACTAACCTCATATGATGGTTTTGAACCCGTATTTATGCCTGATTATCTTTTTGACTTCCAGACCTACCTTGCAGAATGGGCGATACGAAAAGGGCGTTCTGCTATCTTTGCAGATTGTGGGCTTGGCAAAACCCCTATCTATCTTGTATGGTCTGAAAACATAGTCAGAAAGACAAACGGAAATGTCCTGATAGTAACCCCGCTTGCGGTATCCCATCAGGTAACGAGAGAGGGTGAAAAGTTCCACGTTGATTGTCACAGGTCAAACGATGGAAAACCACAAGGAAAGATAACTGTCACAAATTATGAGCGTCTACACCTTTTTGATACAAATGATTATGAGGGCGTTGTCTGTGACGAATCAAGTATATTAAAAAACTTTGATGGTACACGCCGTGGTATTGTAACAGAATTTATGAGAACAAAGAAATACCGCCTACTGTGTACTGCAACCGCCGCCCCTAACGATTATATTGAACTTGGCACGACAGCCGAGGCATTGGGTGAAATGGGATTTATGGATATGTTGACAAGGTTTTTTAAGAATGATCAAGGCACAATATCGCCTGTTCGCAAATGGGTGCGAGATGGTGGAAACTCTCCTAAATGGCGCTTTAAGAAACACGCCGAACAAGCGTTCTGGAAATGGGTTAGCTCATGGGCGCGGGCTTGCAGAAAACCATCTGATTTAGGTTTTGATGATGGAAGGTTCATATTACCACCGCTTATTGAACAAGAACACATGGTAAAGAACACAGAACCACTTCCAGGCGAATTATTCATACGTCCCGCGCTTGGTTTGTTTGAACAGCGACAGGAAATGAAACAGACCTTGACACAAAGATGCGAAAAAGCCGCCGAGCTGGTAAGCAATAACGGGATTGCGGTTGTATGGTGTCATCTAAACGATGAAGGTGACTTACTGGAAAAAATAATACCCGGCGCCGTTCAAGTCTCTGGATCCGATTCAGATGAAAAGAAAGAAGAAAAGTTAAAAGCCTTTTCCGATGGTGAAATTAAAATACTCGTTACAAAAAGTAAGATAGCTGGTTTTGGTTTGAACTGGCAACATTGCAACCATGAAACATTTTTCCCTTCCCATTCCTTTGAACAGTATTACCAGTCTGTAAGACGTTGTTGGAGATTTGGACAAATGAACCCTGTAAAAGTGGACATTATCACAACCGAGGGCGGGTTGTCTGTTTTAAAAAACTTACAACGTAAGGCAACGGCCGCAGATAAAATGTTTTCTGAATTGGTTGGCCACATGAATGATGCCTTAGGTATAAAAAACAAGATAGTATTTGAGAAAGAATTGGAGGTTCCAAAATGGCTATAGCTGAACAAGAAATAACTGATAACTACGCAATTTATCAAGGTGACTGTATCGAGGTCATGAAGGATTTAAAACCATCGAGCGTACATCTTTCTGTGTATAGTCCTCCCTTTGGGGGATTGTATCACTATTCATCATCGGAGCGCGATCTTTCAAACGCAAAAGATTATTCACAGTTCTTTGAACACTATGAATTTGTTGTGAAAGAACTTTTCAGACTTACCCATCCGGGGCGTATGACATGCGTACATTGTATGGATGTACCTTCTGGTAATTCTGGATGCGATCACCTGATAGACTTTCCCGGAGATATTATTCGACTTCATGAAAAGATAGGCTTTCGCTTTATTGCCCGTTATGCAATATGGAAAGAACCTCTCGCGGTTCGTAACCGGACAATGGCAAAGAACCTTGCCCATAAATCTATCGTCGAGGATTCGTCAAGGTGTAGTGTAGCAAGCGCTGATTATCTTTTGGTGTTCAGGCGGAAGGGGGATAACAAAATACCGATAGCTCACCCTCACGGATTAATGACATATGCGGGAGAAAGACAGATACCGGCCGATCTTCAATCATACAAAGGGTGGAGGGGCAACCAGATAGAGAATAGATATTCTCACTGGATATGGCGACAATATGCCTCTGCCTTTTGGGATGATATACGGATAGGGCGCGTCCTTCCATACAAAGAGGCGAAGGACCAGGAAGACGAAAAACACATTCACCCGTTACAGTTGGACGTTATTGAACGATGTATAACCCTTTGGTCAAATCCGATGGAGGTTGTATTAACTCCATTTATGGGAGTGGGGTCGGAAGTATATCAGGCGGTAAAAATGGGTAGGCTCGGAATAGGGGCAGAATTGAAACCAACATATTATCGACAAGCGAAAAAGAACGTGTTAGAAGCGTTGAAACCAGATGCAGAACAGGAACCCTTGTTCGCGGCAAACCCATGACCTCTTACCCCTGGATAATCTGTCTACAATGTGAAACCAACGGCAAGACTATCATCATGTCAAAGGGCCGTACCACTGGATATTACTATCATTACCATTGCCCTGAATGTAAGGGGAATCGGCTGATACCAGTGGAGGAAGTGGATACTATTTGTCCTACTTGTGGACAGAAAAAGGAGGAGGAATAATGAAAAAGAAAGATATTTATCAAGGGCCGACATACCCCATTGTATTTGAAACATTTAGAGAACTTAGTTCATATGCAATCGGCAACATAACCGAAGATAAGCCTACGTGTTTCAATGGGTTTGTTAATGTCAGAAAATATAAAGTCACTATTGAGTTAGTAGAAGAACCAGTTGAAACAATACAAAATAGAATCAAGGAATTGTGGGCCAAGTGCGATAATCATCATAACTGGCAACCCTTAAAAAATGTAGCAAGCAAGTATGGCTTGGAATTAGATTATAACAGCTTAAATAGGTGGAAGAAAAAGGAGGCTACATGAAATTAATCATTTTTAAGGAAACGGGCGAGGTAAGGAGAGTACAAAGGGATGAATGGTATGGGGTTGACGGTGGGCCTATATATCAGTGGCTTGACATAAATTCTTCATGGTCTGATGAACATCCCATCTACGAGCGCATAGAGATAGAAGTGCCGAAAGGAATGTCCATTTTTACTTATTGTTTTAGAAATGATCTTGGATTTGCAACTGATAATAAAATTATTCTTTCCCGTCCAAAAGTGAAAAAGTGGTTATGGGAAAGAGGTTTTACCCTTAATAAAGATTTTAAAGTTGTGACCAGTAAACCAATGACAGATAGTGAGTTGATTAAATCTGAAGGAACTTCTATCGTTGTTAATTGGCGCAAGGTTGAAGGGAGCGAGGTTGAAGAATATTGAACTGACTTGACATTATTACCGTTTTGTGATTTAATAAGGGTAGGCGATATTATGAAACAGGTAAATACTAATGACAATTAAATACAGGGAGCCGGGAAGCAGTCCAAACTGCCTCTTTCGTAATGTCGCCAGCATACGACCGGCTCCCTACGATTCTATGGAGGCGACACCATGAAAAAGAACAATGAATATTATGAGAAGTTGAAAGACCCACGCTGGCAAAAGGTAAGGCTACAAGTTTTTGAGAGGGATGAGTGGGCTTGTGTTGTTTGTGGAAATAAAACCAAGCCTCTCAATGTCCATCATGTAGCTTATTTTCAGGGCATGGAGCCTTGGGAAGTTCCGAGAGGATTTTTAGTAACTTTGTGCGAATCATGCCACAAAAAACCAGACAATGCTTTCAGATTACGTCGGGACATATCAAACGTATTAGACATGATGTGGAAAATACGGGGTGGTTTTGTAAGTGTCAGAACCGCACTTAAAAGGAAACTACAAGATGAGAGCAAGAAATCTTAAACCTGGATTCTTTAAAAATGATGTTTTAGCGGAGTGTGAACCTCTTGCCCGACTACTTTTTGAGGGTCTTTGGTGCATGGCAGACAGAGAAGGGAGGCTCGAATGTCACCCCAAGCGTATAAAAGCGGAAATACTGCCATATGATAATTGCGACATTGTTAAACTCATGGAGCAGTTAAGAGATAAACAATTTGTCACTGTTTATAAATATGATAACGAGATTTACCTTGAAATTCCAACATTTACACAGCACCAAAATTGTCACATAAAAGAAGCAGAAAGCACCATACCAGCACCGTGCGAGAACGAGTCTTGCACAGTTGTAGTCGGGCCTCTTATTGAATCCCTCTTATTGAATCCCTCTTACCCTTTATCGAAATCCGGTGCGAGAAGGGTTGTTCAGAAAGTTTTTAAGAAAACCCTTTTTGAACAATTCTGGACAGCATACCCGAAAAAGAAATCAAAGGGTGATGCAGAGAAGGCATGGCTAAAAATTAATCCGAGCGAGCAACTCTTAGCGACAATAATCGCCAAAATAGAGCAAGCCAAGACCTCAGAAGATTGGTTAAAGAACGACGGTCAGTACATTCCATATCCCTCAACTTGGCTTAATCGTCAAGGTTGGGAAGATGAATTTACACAAAATAAACAAATACTTCCAGATAATTACGTTGCTATCGAACTGGCAAAGATAAAGGGGGTAAAGAGTGAAACCATATAGACCATCAAATGGAACAGAGGGTGATTACTTTATGGAAGATTTTTGTTTCCAATGTGCAAAGGATAACGGGGAAGATTTACTATGTGACATTCTCGCAGATACGTTTTGTTACGACGTAGATCATCGCCTATACCCTAAACAATGGGTACAAGAAGATGATTACACAAATCCTCGATGCACAGCTTTTGAACAAAGGGTGAACAATGAGTAACGTCCACATGGTGCGCCCATCAGATGTTATCGGCAAAGCCAACATAGACAAGTTTACCGCTATCCAGAAAGGTCTTTTAATTTCAATAGCAAAGGGAATGTCAGGAACACAAGCATTAAATGGCCTTTCGCCTGATGACACGAAAATGTATAAAGAACAATTATTCAAACTTGACAGGTGCGGTTATGAATATGACGATGTTATTTTAATATTTCATGGCTGGAAATCGTTCCTGGTACACGGTGAATTGACATGGTACATGGACACTACCCATCGAAACCCGAAGCCTTATGTGGAATATATCAGCATGTCTGCTTATCTTGATTGGCTCAAAGTAGAGGACACCGGCGAACCTAAACAATACAACGTGTCATCAATGGTAAAGCACGTAGGCAGGGAAATACAGAAGCCCAAAGCAAGAGTTGATATTGATTTTCCAGAGGAAAGGGAGGGAGTATGATCTTTAGAGAATGTCCGTGGCCTGAAAGTATATGGACTATGACAGATGATGAATATGTGAAAGCAGTACCAGACCATAAGACAAGAACGGCTGTCTCTGGTTTTCTTATGCGTAAAGGGTGGGAATTGTGTAAACAGGAAATGTTAAAAACCATGATAGATGAGATTCAAGAAGCATTGGAGGAACCATGACACAAGAATTTAAGGCAGAAATGACAGAAGAACAGATATTGAGAAAATTATTATGGACACGGCACGGCTGTAATTTTAATGATCTTTACGGTGATGATGGTGAGATGCAATGTTCTAAATGTAGGATTGATTTTAAGAGACTTCCGGCAAAAACAATTGAGACAATGTTTGAGGCCCAAGCATTAAGGGCTTTCGGAGAATACATAGAATGGGGGTAGTTATGACACAAGAATTTATTAACAGATTATTAGCGGCGGTGATGGGAAAGAAAACTCCTGATTTATGTAAGTCCGAAACCATTAAAACTTATTCGGACGATTTTAAAGTCCACGTTTTATCTATCGATACTACTTGGTCGCCTTCCTCAGACGGTGAAGCCACAAAAGAAGTGCGTGACTGGATGGCAAAGGAAATGCCGGAAGAGTGGGAAAAATTTTTACATTGTATGATGGATAAGCACTTTAAGGCATCTACTTTTCAACCGGGGCATATGTCTGAAATGTTGGCATATCAGCTTTCTATCACCCATCTTGCTCAGTACATCGTGGATAATTACAAGGAAATGTTTTATGAGGAGTGTCCAAACCTTGATAAGCCGGTATGTACTATGAACTGTGATGGTATCCAGTGTCACGGCACTGGTAAGATCGTCAAGCCGCGATTTGCCGAGGCGGTGAAAATCATAGAGAGGTACAAACATGGAACTTAAACATAGTATTAATTGTCCGGCAAATACAGTTGGCATTACAGACGATGACTGCACTTGTGGGTTATTTTGGAGAAAGAAAATACAAACACTGGAAACAGAGTTACATACTGAAATAGAAATGCACAATGCGTGGCGTAAGAGAGCAGAAGAAGCGGAAACGGCACTGGCAAGATCATCAAGCCACAATTTGCTGAAGCGGTGAGGGTGATAGAAAATGAAAGATAGAATGTTATTTGATGAAAGACTTTTTAAAATGGTGCTGGATGAAAACCTTCGACAGCTTGAAAAGTGGGGTATTCAAGATGCTACCCCTTTTGAATGGCTTACCTATACCACGGAGGAACTTGGAGAAATGGCGAGAGCCATAGCAGAACATTCCTATCGTAACGGCTTGCAATCAGACGTTGTTAAGGAAGCTATTCAGACCGCCACACTATGTCTAAAAATTGCTGAAATGTATTTGAATTTAGAGAGGGTGATTGAGGAAATGAAGGAGGGAAAAGAGTGAAGCAGACATTCAGATATGACGGTATCCCAAAAGCGCAAGGAAGGCCACGATTTGCCCGTATGGGTAAATTTGTTAAAGCCTATGACCCGAAGGATAGCCGACAGTACAAGGACAATATAGCGGCTCAGATCGTTGCACAGAAGCCGGTATTAATTGACAGGGAAAAGCCAATTAGACTCTGGTTATCGTTTTATCTTCCGAGACCGAAGGGACATTATAACAGCAAGGGAGAGATTAAACTTCAACACCTTCCATCTTTCCATACCAAAAAACCAGACTTAGATAATATGGTTAAGGCCATTAAGGATAGTTTGAAGGGTATTCTCTGGTACGATGATAGTCAGGTTTATTTCACCGAAGCCACAAAATCATACAGCGATAAGGCCAGCGTACATATTATCGTGGAGGATTTATAATGCCCTGCCCTCATTGTGGAAGTAATTCAATTCCCTTTACAGATGCCTATAGAGAATATTATTGTATGAATTGCGGGAGAGGTAAACCAAGGCCCGTTGAACCCTTAAATATCACAGATGAAATGTTACACGAACCGCAACACAATACAATGATTACATTTTACTGTTCAA